TGTGTACGGTTCGCGACCTTTTACCCTTGTGGAGTCGTGTGCGCTCGACTGAGGGCTTGCTAGCGTTTAGCTGGTGCCTAGGGTGCTTGGTTTTGCCGGGTTTCTTAAACTGTCGTGTATGGCGCTTGCTTTGAGTTTTGTAACACGCTAGGCTCGTGCTATGGATCTAGCTAACTGTGACTTTTGTGCTGAACCGGTTGAGTTGACTAAGACGGGTCGGCCGCGTCGTTTTTGCTCTAATGCTTGCCGTCAACGGTCGTACCGTCGTCGTCGCGAGCTGGAGGCTGTTGAGCGTGAGTCGGTGCCTGCTGGTTTGCGTGATCGTCACCGGTGGATTTTGCACCGGGATAAGCGACCGGTCGCGGTCGGTGGCTGGTGGTCGTCGGTGAACGACGAGACGACTTATATGCAATATTCTGAGGCGTGTGACGCCCTGAACCGTGAGGAGGTTGACGCTAATGGTCTTGGTTTTGTGCTTGACGGTGACGGCGTTGTTTGTGTCGATATTGACGACTGTGTCGAGGGTGGCGAGCCTACGGCTGACGCCCGTGAGTTTTTAGACGCGCTGGGTCGTACTTACGTCGAGTATTCGCCGTCGGGTCGCGGTTTGCACGCGTGGGGTTTTGCCTTTATGGATAAGGGCCGAGTTTTTAAGGGTAGGCACCTCAAGGTTGAGGTTTACCCAAGTAAGCGTTTTATTACTGTGACTGGTCGACCTTACCGAGACGGTGAGCTTGGTCGGCTTGATTTAGACGCGGCTTTACCTTTAGTCGCTTAGGCGCGAGACGCGCCGTTATTCTCGAGACGAGGTAACAATATGGTTATGCCTGGAAATAAACCGAGTGACCGGCCGACGGTTCACCGAAATAAGCCCGCTGTCGAGTGGACTGAGGTTATAAGTGTGCCTTATCAAGGTGCGCGGCCTGAGCTGCCTGACACGCGTGAGGTAATTAATAAAGCTGGCGACGTGTCGGTTTTCCCTATGCCTGAGGCGACTAAAGCCTGGTGGGAGTCGGTGACGACTATGCCTCATTGTGTTTTGTGGTCTCCAAGCGACTGGGCTTTTTGTGCCGATACGGCTTTAGTTCACGCTCAAGCGGCGACGGGTGTAATTAGCGCTATGGCTGAACTACGTCAGCGTGAGAAAATATTGGGTACGACTTTTGACGCGAGACGCGATCTACGGATTAGGTACGTTGACCCCGAGGACGAGCCTAAAGCTTTAGCGCCGGTTGACAGTCTTGACGACCGTCGTAAGCGCTTGCTTAATGCGTGAGCTTGTCAGAGCTCCACAGCACGACCGTACGCGGTCGCTCGGGTGGCTTGCTGTCTGGTGGATAGAAACGTTTTGTGTCCACGGGCCGGGCGACGTTCAGGGTACCCCGGTTCAGTTAGACGACGAGTTTACGGCGTTTATTGTCGACGTCTATGCTTTGGACGAGTCTGGTCGTCGGCTTTACGACTCAGCTTTTCTTTCACGGGCTAAGGGTCGCGCTAAAAGTGAGCTTGCCGCGTTTATTGTGTTGTTTGAGGCTATGGGCCCGGCACGGTTTAGCCATTGGGCTACCGAGGGCGAGACTTACGAGCGTGACGGCCGCGTGTATTCTTACGCGCCGGGTGACGCTGTAGGTCAACCGATTACCGCGCCGTTTATCCGTTGTTTGGCGACTGAAGAGGGCCAGGCGGGTAACACTTACGACAACGTTTATTTTAATTTGACTGAGGGCCTTTTGGCTGAGGGTTTGCCCCGCGACGCCGCTGGGTTAACCCGTATTTTTTTGCCGGGCGGCGGCGAAATAGTGCCGTCGACGGCCGCTAATAGCTCGAAAGACGGCGGTCGCGAGTCTATGGTCGTGTTCGACGAGACTCACCTTTTCACCCGACCCGAGCTTAAGCGTATGTATCAGACCGTACGCCGTAACCTTGCGAAACGTAACGTTGCTGAGCCGTGGTCGCTCGAAACCTCGACTATGTATTTGCCGGGCGAGAAAAGTGTCGCTGAGGAAACTCACGACCTCGCCAAGCTGATTACTGAGGGCAAAGCGAAACGCCAAAGGTTACTCTTTGACCACCGCGAGGCTGACGCCGATATTGATTTAACCGACGAGGCGCAAATTAGAGCGGGTATTACCGAGGCTTACGGGCCGTTCTCTGAGGTAATGGACGTTGACCGTATTGTGTCAGAATTCTACGACCCGCGTAACGATCCGTCGGACTCACGCCGCTACTATTTTAACCAGCCGACCTCGGCCCGCGACGCGTGGATAACTACCCCAGAGTGGAATAGTTGCTTTTACGAGGACACGGTGAAACCGGGCGAGGAAATTACCCTCGGTTTTGACGGTTCACGTAAACGCTCGCGCGGTGTGACTGACGCGACGGCTCTTATTGGCTGTCGAGTATCAGACGGTTTTATATTTGAAATTAAAGTTTGGGAGCAACCTAACGGCCCCGCTGGTGACGGTTGGGCTATCCCGGTCGACGAGGTTGACTGGGAGGTATCGCAAGCTTTCGAGCGTTATAACGTCGTAGGTTTTTTTGCTGACCCGGCCCGCTGGGAGTCTTACGTTTCTAAGTGGGAGGGCGAGTACGGGAAACGGCTTAAAGCGAAAGCGAGCCAGTCTAACCCGATAGCCTGGTGGATGACCGGTAACCGGTCGTATTTGGTTGTGCGAGCTGTCGAGCAATTTCAAACCGCGGTAGTAGATAAAGAGCTTAGGCACGACGGGGCTCACGCTTTAACTAGACATATTTTAAACGCTCGTAGACGGGTTGGACGCTCTGGTGTCACGATTGCCAAGAGTACGCCCGAGAGCGCTGACAAGATAGACGCTGCCATAGGTGCGGTGCTGGCTTACCAGGCGAGACTAATTGCGTTATCCAAAGGTGAGGCCACGCGCTCTACGTTTGTGCCGCGTCGTATACGTTAGGACTATTTTTAATGGCTACACAGCTTAACAAAAGCCAGCAGGGTCTACTGAAGACGCTGGCACGCCGTCAAGCTCACTACAATTTACTCGAGCGTTATTACGACGGTGACGCGCCTTTACCCGAGTCGGCTGAGGGCCAGTCACGCGCTTACCGACGGTTTCAGCGTAAAGCACGCCTAAACCTTGCCCAGCTGTCGGTCGCGGCCGTACGTGAGCGTATGGTTATTGGCGGGTTTCGGACTGGTGCCGAGGACGACGAAAACGGTGACCGTGAGGCCCGTCGCTTGTGGAAAGCTAATCACCTTGACTATTTGAGCGCGGATCTACACTCGTATTTCCTACGCTTTGGTACCGCGTACGCTATTGTGGGCTATCCCGAGGGCTCCGAGTTTCCCGTAGTCTCTGTAGAAGACCCGCGGCAAGTTTGCGCCTACACGAGCCCCACAGAGCCTAACAAAGTGCTTTCAGCGCTCAAAGTGTTCAGCGAAAACGGCACTCACTACCTTTACGCCTATATGGCTGACGTTATCGAGGTTTTTGTTAAACAGTCCGACCAAAATATTTTTGATACCGACGGCTGGCAACTACTCGAGGAAATGCCTAACCCGCTTGGGGAGGTGCCGGTTGTCAAATTCTCTAACGCTGACGAGGTTGGAGAATACGAGCCCTACGTGGACATAATCGACCGCGTTAACCATATGATTTTGCAACGCCTCGTAATCGCTACAACTCAGGCGTTCAGACAGCGCGTACTAAAGGGTGATTTTCCCACTCACGACGCTGACGGTAACGAAATTGACTATAACGGTATTTTCGAGTCGTCGGCTGGCTCTCTGTGGATGATCCCCGAGGGTGCCGACGTGACCGAGCTGGGTCAAGCTGAAATTAGCGGTATCTTGCAGGCTGTCAGGGCTGACGTGCAAGACTTTGCCGCCGTGACTCGTACGCCTATGCACTACTTTACGCCTGAGGGCGCTAACGGCTCGGCTGAGGGTGCTCAGCTTGCCCGCGAGGGTCTTGTCTTTAAGACTGAAGACCGTATTAAGCGGGCCACGCCGGGGTGGTCTAAAGTTATGTCGCTGCTATTCCGTTGGACGGGCGACGACGAGCGTGCAACGTTGCTCGACCTTGAGCCTATTTGGAAACCAGCAGAGCGTTACTCGCTGGCTGAGCGTGCTGACGCTAACTCGAAATTCCAGGATATTCCGTTCAGGTCGCGTATGTCGCTTATCGGTCAGTTCTCGCCGGCTGAAATTGCTGAAATGGAAATACAGCGGGCGGGTGAGCAATTACTGACCGAGGCTCTACTTGGAGCGCCTGAGGCACCGGCTGAGCCTGGTGCTGAGCAAGTGGTTGACCAATTCCGCGATATTGCTAACGGTGACGTTGTTGAGTTTGCTCAGGGTGTCGGTCAAGTTGAACATATTATGACTGGCGGTGTCCTTGGTATTGAGGGCTCTGAGTTTGCGATTAATGCGACTGAGAATAACCCGGCTGTCCAAGTTCGACGGTGGGAGCTTATCGGTGGCGAGTGGCAACCGACGGCTGCCGTATTCGGTGCCCGTTATTCCGAGTTGACTCGACTCGAGGGCTTGCCTGAGGCGTAACCGTGGCGACTCTTGCAGAGATCCGCGACGGCTATAACCGACTTAACACTCGTCTAGTTCGAGGTGCTGGTCGTGTCGCCGGTAACGTGTACCGTAATTTGGGCTCGTGGCGCGACGACGATATTCGCCGGTTTTTGCAAATTGTTAAACCTCAGCTTGACGGGCTGAAACTCCAAGCGGCTAATTTACAAGTCGCTTATTACCAGCAAGTCGCTCAGGCTAACGGTGTCGAGTTCACGCCGGTTGAGGCGCGACCGCAAGACTATACCGACGAAATTCTACGTAACGGCCCAAGTACCGCTAAGGTTTACCGTCGGCCTTTTGTAGAAACGTGGACGGGCTTGGCTGCTGGTGGGCTTTTGCGTACGGCGATTGAGCAAGGCGCGACTCGTGCTGCTGTGCTGGCTGAGACTGACGTGCAACTCGCGAGTCGTCAAAGCGGTTTAAACCAACGTAGCGCTAACGGCAATATTGTCGGTTACCGGCGTGTGTTGACTGGCTCGGAGAATTGCGCTCTATGCGCTATCGCGGCTACTCAACGGTATAACCGTGGCGACCTTAAACCTATTCACCCTGGGTGTGATTGTGGCGAGGAACCGATTTACGGCGACTTTGACCCTGGTCAAGTTATTGACCCTGAGGGGTTGGAGAGTGTACACGAGGCGCTAGTTACTCAACTTGGCGTTTCGGATCGTAACGCTCGGTCGGCTGGTATTGGCAAGTTTGTGCAATATGAGGACGAGCAACGCCTGGCTGACTTTACCGACATAATCGCGACGCGTGAGCACGGCGAGTATGGCCCGACTTTGACGTGGCGTAATCAAGACTTTACGGGCCCTAACGACTTTTAATTTTCCAGCTACCGATTAGCTGGCTACGACTCGAGACGAGTCGATACCTAACCGAGACGGAGGGTAAACCTATGTCGCAAGACGAAACAACTAAAGAAACTGAAGAAACTGAAACCTCGCCCGAGCCTGAGGCCACCGAGACGGCGGCAGAGGACACAGGGTACGAGGAATTGCCCGACGACCACCCGCTGGTCAAGACTTTAGCTAAGCAACGGGCCGAGCTTAAAGAGCTGAAAAAAACCTACAGCCAGGCGAGCAAAGAGCTCGACGAGGCACGTAAGGCTCAGCTTACAGAGCAAGAGCGGCTAATCGAGCAAACTAAAGAGGACACAGCTAAGGCCGTCAGGCTCGAGTTTGCCGAGAAAATGGTAGAGGCTGAACTCAAGGGCCAGCTAAAAGGTCGTAACCTTATCGGCGACTCTATCCTTGAGTTTAATAAAGACAGCTTTATTACTACCGACGGTGAAATTGACAGCGAGGCTATTGCGACGTGGGTAGAGACTCACAGCACGACAACCGACGCGCCTAAACCAGACCTTGGTCAGGGCGTTCGAGGACAAAAGGGCTCTCTTGCACAGATCCGTACGCGAGACGAGCTCGCAACTATGAGCCCTGAGGAAATTTTGGCGGCACGTAAAGACGGCCGTCTTGATTCTCTAATGGGTACTGTTAAATAAGAAAGGTGTAGCTAAATAATGGCTATCGACAACTTTATCCCCGAGGTATGGGCGGCTGGCGTTACTCAGTCGTTCATTGCCAACCAGGTGGTTATCCCCACTCTGAACAACGCCTTTACTGGTGACGTCGTCGCCGGCTCCAAGGTGCACATCATCAACGCGACCACTCCGACCGTCGTGGACTACGCCGGTGCGGGCCGTTCGATTTCAGCCGAGGCGCTGAACGACACCGAGGTCGAGCTGACCATTGACCAGGAAAAGGCTTTCTCTGTGAACGTCGACGACGTTGACCGGGTTCAGGCTAGCTCCGAGTTTGCCCCCTGGGTTGACTCTGCCGGTCGTGCTCTTGCTGAGGACGCTGAAGACTACCTGCTGAACACGATTATGGCTGCTGAGGCGACTACCGCCAACACTGGCTCGCTCGTGGTTGACGGGTCTGACGACGCTCTGTTTGCCGTGCGTGCGATCCGTAAAACTATGGCTAACAACAAGGTGCCGGCCGCTGGTCGTTACCTCGTCGTGAACCCCGACTTTGCCGACCTGCTTATTCAGGGCCTTGACGACGTCTCGGTTGCTGGTGAGGCTGGCGAGTTGCGTAACGGCGTTATCGGCCGTCTCTACGGTTTCACCGTGGTTGAGTCCCCGCTGCTTGACAACGGTAACTCTGTGCCTCAGGCTATGGGGTACCACGAGGCTATGGTTGGTTTTGTTAACCAGGTTCAGAGCCTCGAGAGCTTGCGTAACCCCACTAAGTTCGCCGACATTGTGCGCGGTCTGAACGTTTACGGTGGCAAGGTTATCAAGTCTGACGCTTGTATCAAGTTCTTTGGAGAGGCCGCTTAAGGTCGCTTTTTTGAGCTTTGAGGGGGCGGCCTACGGGTCGCCCTCTCTACGCCGCGCCTAGATTTTTTACGAGAGGCTTAACAAATGGCTTTAGCTACTATTGCCGACGTTGAGGCCCGACTGGGTCGAGACCTAACCGCAAGCGAGACAAGTCAAGCTAACGCGTGGCTTACTGACGCGTCGGCTATGTTTGTGCAACGCGCTGTACAAAAGTTTGAGGTTAGCGAGTCGACGGTTAGGCTTTTTCCCCGCGACGGTGTGGTTCGACTTATCCAACGCCCGGTTATTGAGGTGACGTCGGTTACTGACATTGACGGGTCAGAAATAGATTTTACTTTTGACGGCCACCAGTCAATTTACGAGCTTGGTAGCTACACGCCGGTTATTGTCACTTACGACCACGGTAGCGACACTATCCCCGAGGACGTTGTCGCGGTGGTCGCCGGTATGGTTGTTAGGACTCTCTTAATTCCCGACGACGCTGCCGCGGGTATTCAGCAACAAAGCGTAGGGCCATTCTCTCAGTCTTACGCTAACTGGGCGGTAGGCCGTCAAGTGCTTATGTCGCCCTCAGACATTGAGGTAGCTAACTACTACCGCGAGAAAACTTTTAGATCCGCGTCGACGATTGGTAACGGTAACTATGGAGTCTATTACCCGAGTCCGACTAAGTTCGAGCTCTAC